CTTCTACAATCGATATGTCGCAACTGCCATCCTTCTGCATCGGGGTTGGCACGCTGACGAAGATGATGCGGGCATGATGAGCCAAGGCCTGGAACGGATCCAGTGTGGTCTCAACCTTTCCCTCGGCCCAGCCCTCCACACACTCTTCCACCTCCAACAGGCCCAGCTCTGGCTTCTTGTCATACACAAGCACCTTGGCGACTGGGCAAAGCCCAGCTGCCACGGCCTGTCCGACGAAACCATACCCAACGATACCGACTGCCTGCTTATTCATTACTCTTTCTCCTTGTTTTCGGATTCTCGACGCCACCTTATTGTGCCCCGACCGCTCTGCACGATCATGTAAACGTTGAGAAGCAGCAATCCCCATTGCTCTGTTTCGACGATGAAGACCAACCAGAGGCCCTGACTGAACGAGGACAGCGCCCAACCCCACCACAACTTGCGAATCGTCAGCTCTGTACTGATGATCGTGACAGCCGACACAACCCATGGCAACATTATCATACCCCTTCCGCCTCAGTGGCCTTCTTGGTGGCCTCCTTTACTGTTACGTCAAATGTACGTGATACCATTTCGTCAATTACAAGGTTCGTTTCACACTCCGGACAACCCGCATCTTGCGACCCGTCTTCACCCCAAAACGTGGCGTAATCTTGCGTCTCTTCGGGAGTAAAAACATACCCGCATTTCGGACACTTGATTTCCTCAGCCTCCTGTATCAGCTTGAGTTGTCCGTTAAGGCTAAGCATCATCACCTCCCGCCACCTCGGCGGCATACCCGGTTTCCTGACATTCCCGACACTCCCGCGATCCATCACGATGCCGTTCGCCGGCCAAAAATGCTTCAGTGTCCGATACATACCCAGTTCCGTCGCATTCAGGACACTGCTTTTCGCCTGCCTTAATTCTCAGCCGCTCGATTTCCTTTTGCTGTGCCTCGATTGCGTCGAGGCATTCAGCCAAATCCGCTGAATACAAAGGATAGCCCTCCATGGCGAGGCTAATCACGCCAAGACGCAACTCCGCGATTCGTTTAGCGTCCATCACTCACCTCCTGCCTTGGTGGCTTTGCGTTTCTTGAGTTTCGATTCTACAATATCAGCAGCAACGGCCGCTGAACAAGACAATTGCTGCTCCGTGGTGGCTGTTGCGTACTGATAAGACAACAGCCGTAGTTCATAATCTCGGGGTACGCTTGGTTCAGTAAACACTTGACGCAACATCGCTCGAAACTCAAGGCACGTTGGTGGTGTCGCTGGGCATGTCCACCAATGTTTGCCAAACAATGGTGCCCACAACAATCGCAGGACACTACGCATCATCATCACCTCCTGCCTCGGCGACTTTGCGTTTAGCTTCGTTAGACAACTCTATTGATCGTTCATATAGAGTATCCTTGGGGGGCAACACGATCTTGTCTTGTTCGGCATCGGCGGCAGATAGGGTTGCGTTCTCGTCTTGCAGCCGCTCGACCATAGCAATCGCACACTCACCATGATACCGCCAGCATCCCTCCCAATGTGTACGGATGCGACTGCCACGCTTGTGCATCAGGGTGTCTAGCGTTTCAGTCAGCCGCTTGATGATGTCAAGCATCTCAGCAATATCCCTACCTCGAATCATCACCAACGAATCCTGGGCCTTGGCCAATTCTCGCAACTCCTCAACCCGCTTAACATCCATCATCCGCGTTCCTCCCCTTCTGGTACGATCTTGTCTGATCCCTCCACCTCCACGGGAGTATTCTCGATTCTGCGTTTTTCAAGTTCATCGTGAAACACCCTTGCTTCCAGTATCATCTCACTCGGGATGTCCTTAACATCGATGTTCACTTGAGGTGATCCGTGGAGGTGGAGGTGCTGCGAGGACCCTGTCTTCGGGTAGAGTCCAAGCAGCGTGGCTCTTTCTTTGATATTGTTTCGGTACTCGGTAAGAAACACAACGTTCCCAGGTACATTATACCAAACAAACCCCTCACCATCGCAATTGCCGCACCACTCCTTGTCTTCTATCGGCCGAACATTCGGAGTTCCCGACCAAAGCACCTCCACCCTCAACCCACTGTGGAACTGATTGTGATCGAAATCATTCTTAAACAACATCAGATTACTTGGCTTGTTATTTCGTTCGTCCAGATCAATGTGATGCACAACCTCTACTTCTGTCAAACAACGATTGACTTCTCTTGCCACGACCAGCCTATGCTCCTGCACCCGACCATCCCCCAAGGCCATATCCAAAAACTTCTTCGGACACTTCACTGTTTTTCTTTTGCGTCCAGTAGACCTCTTGGCAATCACACTCACCCATCCGGTTGCTTTGCATACTTTGCAATCAGTTCTCTTTCTTCGACTCTCTTCAAAAGCGTTCAGAGCTCTCAAGGCGTTTGCTTCGTATCTGGCGATGGCAAACGCCCATTCACTCGGTAGAGTCTGCTCCATCTCCATTCTAATCAACTCGGCAATCGCCGACAGATCGTTCTTGATCGTTGAAGTGGAAACTCCATACCTCTGAGCCAGATCCATCTCACTGCTCATTGCCCCACTCAGAACATCTCGACGCACATTTTGCCGTCTTGCCATCAGTTCCGATGAAGTCCACCTTTTACGTTTCACCATTATATAGTCTTTTTATGTATTATTATTCTGAATCTTCGGCACAATCCGCTTTCTCTTTGGGTCCATTCTTTGCCAGTCTGACAAGATTCGCAAACTTGTGAACTACGATCAAAACCTTTTCACCATTCAAACTATCATCCTTGGCAGCCGTGGCCACCAACTGATTGATTCTCATTAGTGTTCCTCCACCATCAAGGCAAGACATCCCATCCACAATATCATCCATATCCTGTTTAAGTTGTCCTGTGTGCATCTACATTTCACCATTCAATAAATCGATGTTCTGTTCGTCAGAATCAACGTCTGGAATCCCTTCCATCTGATTTGGCTTCTTCTTTAACCAGATTAGGCAGAGATGGCAAACGTGCTTTCTCAGCAACGGAACTCTGTTGAAGTCCAACCAACGTTCCCTGTTGATGGACTCCCCATCATCCAGCACTTCCTTTTGTCCACACAAGTCACACACGATAGTGGTCGACATCTTCGTGGTCATCGATTTTCTCTCTTTCTACTCTTCCCAAGATACTTCAGCATAAAAAATCTTACGTTTGCTTTTCCCGATCTCCGGTACGACAGCATCAACTACGGCGTAAGAGGAATCATGCCCAGGCAAGATATTCAACAACGACTTCTCTGCCACGATCAGCCACTGACAAGCACGAGGATTCCCCCATAGTTTCATCTTGACCCGTTGAGGGCCAGGCTTCGTGTACAAAGCGATGGTGATCGTTGTCATCTCTCTTGGGATGTCGAACACCTGTTTCACCCTGTCGGTACACAATATGATGGAGCATGACTGAGATCTCCACCAACTTGATTTTCTGTTGAAAACACGTTTTGCAATCAACATCACTCTTTCCTCCTTCTTCTACTAACACAAGTGATAAACATACCCCGAACGTCAGCAGGGCATGAAGTATAGTTCAACTTTTGTAGCATCAGCCGCGTGTACTGGCCGGCGGTATCACAATAACTCTTTATCCACCGCTTGGTTGAATTACGCTCAACGATCCGTTTACAATGCTTGCAGCGATACTTATTCATGTCACATTCTTTCGTTGTTAAAATCGAGCAGCGGGCAGGAATTGCACCTGCTTCCCGTTCGCTATGGCCATTTGTTTCCTATGACCTAACGGCTCTTGGTTGTACCGAGCTTCTTTGATACGGGACCGTTAGCAAGCACGTCGCCCCCGGCTTAACCCGCTGGGGCCGCTACGCCTTAGGGTGTCACTGTCCACGCCGCCGCCACTCGTTTTGTTAGTTATACTCCTTTCCTGATCTTCACAACGCCTTTAATGAAAACGTCAACCGAGCGGGGACCCATCATCCTGATGTCTTCCAACCTATCCTTCAGTTCGTCCATATGTGGAAGCCCTTCGACCCACAAAGTGTTCATCCCTACCTCCACCAAGTTGATTACACTCACAGGAACACCCAGAAACTCCAGATCCGTCAGCGGTGTCTTTTCCAAAGATCCGTCTCCAGTTTTCAGCCCATCTATCATCCGAGACACTCCTTTCTCGTTGTCGGGAACCTTTGCCCATCTCAGCTACTCCACTTTAGCCAAAATATCTTCTTCCCGGACGATCCGGAATGTGCGCTCTCCGACCTCAACATCGTCGCCCACGTACTTGCCAATCATCACGCGGTCACCTTCCTTAACAAGCAGCGGTATTCGTTTTCCCCAACTGTTCAGATTTCCAGAGCCGGCACAAACGACAACTCCCCGAGTGGGTCTGTCTTTGGCGTTGTCTGGCAGAACGATGCCACCAGGGGTCTCAGTTTCAGGGGCATCCAACTCGATGGCCACCCGGTCATTCAGCACTTCCAACTTCATCTGTTTCTCCTTCTCTGGTATCTTGTTCTTGAAAAACGAACGAATCAACTCTGTCTCACACGCCGCCGGTCATCACCGTAGAACGAATGTCGACCAGTCGTGATCGATGTCGTCCTCTTTCATCCGAAGCTCTCCACGATTAACCATCGCCAGAACCTCAACTATATCAGTCTTGTTCAACTAGATATCCGGTGGCTCCGGAATCAGATCAACCCCTCTTGCGGCGACCAGATAGGCCACCAGCTTTGCCTCCAACGACAGCTCCCCCCAGCGATCGGACACGCTCTCCGGAACGCAGAACTCCCAGTCGCCGTAGATGGAATCGCAATCCTCCCAGTCTGGCGATTCCAGAGCGTGGGCAGGCTCGTTCCGGCACCCACCCGATGCTTCCTCCAGCAACGTTTCTTCAATTCTCGTCAACATCATCCGGTAACTCTCATGCGTTGGTTCTTGTTTTCCTCCCCACATCTCCAACGTATCTTATCGCTCATAGTTTACTCCTTTGAAAAACTAGACAAATCAATTCCTCATAAGCGCATTGAGGAACACGACCAAAGCCAAGAATCACAATCCTTTAACAGCCCACGATATCAGTCTCAGCAGCTCAACTATATCAGTCTTGTTCATCTTGACAACTCCACTACGGTTCCCATCTGATAGGCCGGAATCTCAGTATTCAGCACAAATTGGAACCCAAGTTCCTCAGCCAGTTTCAACAACATTCCTTGAGTCCGTTGCTTGTTGCCCGCTCCCCGGATAGCGGAGAAGGGTTCGTCCAACACAACAAGCCGGCGACGGGGCGGCCTCGACAGAAGCAGATGTGCCAATCGCAATGCCAATGACACCACGTCAACAACCCCGCCGCCAACTTCATTCAAAGGATCGTCCAGCTCTTCTCCATCACGAATCAGAACCATCCGGGCCTCTGTTTTTCCTCGTTTCCTGTCGAATCGAATCTTGAACTCATAAGGATCTTCAAACACAGCATTCAGGCAACGTGTCACGATCTGAGACACCCTCCCGTGAACCTGCTGTTGAATCGTCTGTGCGATGTGTGCGACGACTTGCTGGGCTTCCAGAAGATTATCCACAGATTCTTTTGCAACGGCCAATGCGGCGGTCTCCTGGGCTGCTGTCAGTTGGGCCATCCGAAGCTCCGACTCAACCCTCTCAGCCTTCTTCTTGTACGCCGCGAGTTGACTCATTCTGGACCTCTCACACCACCTGGGCAAAAAAACAGTATGTATGTTTGAACTAACTGGAAAGCCCGCAACTCATTGAAACCATCCACAACACACTGGTTGTAGAGCCCCCGCCACTGTGAAGGCAATGAATCAGCCAAGAACGCAGCATTTTGATCGAACTCAGCCTTTTCCTTTTCACTGAGCATCATCCCACTCCTTTTCAAAAGCCTCAAATGACTTCTGGAATGCTTTCTCGGCGACTGCCGCTTCCTTCTCCAGCTTCTTGAGCAATTTCTCAGCCTGCTCAACACTGTCGCAATCGAACTCATTCTTCAGACGCTCTTCCATCTGGGAGAGAGCCCCCTTGGACCGATCGAGTTTCTGCTGCTTCTTATTGACACTGTCTTGCAGCTCTTGGTACCGGTCAATGCTTATCATATCAATCCCCTTGCTGTACTAATTTCACCAGAGCCTCAACAGCTTTCTTCCTGGTCTTATATCCATCCAAACCGCCAACCGATCTATGTCCCGTGCCACTGGTAACAATGGCATGCCAACCACCAAAACAATGGACCTCACCGATCACCTTTCCACCTAACTCCACACGATACATACCACCAGGTTTCTTAATCAACTTGACATTATCCATCACAACTCCACCACCTCCAAAAGAATCTTGCGAACTGGATCAGAACAATCATGCCCGTCCAACCATCGATTGACGGCTTCCTCAAAATCTATTATACCAGTATCAGTATTTTTCAACTCAGAGATGAAGTCCTTGAGACCCTCTGCCATATCTTCCATATCGGGGCTATCGTCCGGCTGTTCTGCCCACACATCTCCCGTCAGATCCAGATAGTGGGTGTCGACAGTTCCATCAGCCATCAGCAGACCAACCCTAGGCTTGTAATCTCTCTCATTGGCTTTTCTGCGTATCAAGCACCCACAGTTATAAATACGCGGGTAGCATCTCAAACCGAATCCTTGATGATTGTCCCCGAACACCGCCACGTCAAAACTACTATACAGTTTGATGGTTGGCATTTCAAGGTGACTGTCAGGGGCTCCTGGGTATCCCTTGCCCTTCGTCCAGATGAACCGATGGGAGACGGCGACCCGCATCCCTTCGCCAACCTCCAAATCACCCGAAGGCTCAAAATCCCAGGCAAATCCACAGAACACGACCGAGTGCTTTCCCACCTGGCACTGATGCTGTCGTTGGGAGATGTCAGAGAGCCTGCCCACCTTCACCAGCGTCCAATAGGCACTCCGCCCAATATCCTCATAGCGGTGGTGAGGAAGATCATGCTGACCCGGAACTGCAAGCATCTCCGGCAAGTTGTCGATGGCCCAATTGATAAGATACGGACTTGGATTATGTCTGTGAAACAAATCGCCTGCACAAACAATCGGACAGTTGTGCTCCTGTTTCAGAGCATCCAACTGCCTCAGCATCCGCCCCTGGGCTTCCATCCAGTCAGGTTCCGCCGAACGTGCCGGCGGAGCTGTTTCGGTCAGGTGAATATCACTGCAGAATATCGCGAGAACTTTCATCACTTCATCTTCCCTCCACAAATCGGGCACCTGCCTTTGGATTCTTTCTTCAGCAATTCTTCTTCCTTAACCCTATTACGCCAAGCAGCCTCCACAAACCGCTGTTGGTGCAGCACATCCTCCACCAACCTTCGGAGATTGGCATACTTACGCCTTGCCTTCTCGAACAGCCCACCTTTCTTCAACGCAGCTTGACCAGCCCTTACATACATCTGCGAATCTGCCACAGACTTCCGAAACTTCAACACCCCTGCCAGATCTTCTTTCAGATCAACCAATTCCTCTCGCCGCTCCACCGCCTCTTTCTGCAACTCAACCAAAGCATCCAGCTCTTCAGTGAATCCCGGCACCCATTCCAACTCTTTGGCCCTGCCCTTGGCCTGTTCCAAGCGCTGAGCACAAACATCCTCAGTAGACTTCTCCTTCCGCAAACGGCTCGCCACCTCGGCAACTGCCTTGTCGATGATCTCCATGTCCACGATCTTGTTCAACTCTTTGCCCAAATCCCCCGGGGTGAGGTCGAACCAAAAAGGACTGTCATGCTGCTGCTGAAAGTTCTCTGACCCAAGGGCAAGCACGTCCATCACAGCCGGCGGTACATCGTATCCAATGGCCTTGAACTCCTGCCCATCAACGATGTATCGATTGCCCTTGGTGTCCTTCACCCGCTCGATATCGACTCCATCAACTCTGACCTTGACCGAGCAGCCCTTCTCTCCCCACCGGATGAAACCCGAGCCCCGAGGCTTATTGAGGGATAACCATCGAAGGGCACGGCAGATGGATGATTTGCCCACGTCGCTGGGCCCTGTAATAGCTGTAATCTGAGCCCCCGGTTTGACCTTGAGTTGCTCGTGGCATTGAAAGTTTGCAAGCCTCAGACGTTCAAGCATCACGGATTCTCCTTCCATACTCAGCTATCAACAAAGCATCGGCAATAGCATGCGTCACCTTGATTGTCGGGAACAATTCCTGGGCCTTGGCCTTGTGGGCGTTCTTCTTGACAGTGTTGGTAGCAAAACCCTTTCCATACAACCCAAACTCCCGTTGCCACTTGCCCGCAGACACCAACTCCAGGGGTATCTCAACAGCGATAATGGCCATGACACATAGACCCCGGTTGTACTGTAGCTTGGCAATGCCCTGAGATCCACGCTGATTGGGAAGGCTACCCGTGGGATTCTCCACATAGGCAAACATATCATTGGAAGCCCAGCCACAGCACTCTTCAATCAAGTCCCACAAGTCACGTTCGGTTGCCGGCATCTTCCAAACAGCGGTGCTATGACCTCCGTCATCCTGTGGGGTGGTTTGGATGAGGGCCAGCCCCCCATTCTTGCCTGGATCAATGCCAAGTATTTTCATCGCCATTGCCCTTTCAACGTCTTCATTCCAAGCTCTGCCATAACGATATCCCAATTCCTGGCCGTGACCCGATCACGTTTCAACTCGAATGTCTTTGTCCCAAGAAACGGTAGTGTGACCAGTTTCAAGTTCCGCTCAATCTTGTCGTTCGATCCCACGATATTCTGAAACGCTGTAGTTGTTGGTTTGAGATTGCCACAGAGATACTTAATTGCTGTCTTCTCGCCAACCCCCTTGACCCCTCGAACATTGTCTGTGGAACAACCAGCAATCGCTTTGACCATCGGCCACAACGCCGGATCTATCATATAGGATTCCCTGAATGATTCCTCTGTGATGGGCTTTTTCTTTCGTGGATTCCAGACAATTACCCGCCCATTCAACAATTGGTACAGATCCTCATCTGTACTCACCACAACCGCTTTATCATTTTCCCCCAAGTTGAGACAGACCGACGCTATGATGTCATCCGCTTCATAATCATCCTGCCACAACAGGTTCTTGAATCCCACATCGGAAAGATATCGAGTTCTCAACCGGTATAATTGCTGGGCTACTGCCCTGCGAGTTTCCTGCTTCTCATCAACAGAATCATCGCGTTTTCTAACCGTCCTACGATTTCCCTTATACTCCTGATAAATCTTCGTCCGAACACCATAGCCCCGATCGAAGCAAAACACCACCCCGTCAACAGAATACAGTTCTGACAACTCCAACACATTACGAAAGATGCCAAAAGCTGCTGCGGTACCTGCCCCTTCGTAGCTCAGATCGCCAAATCCATACACCGCAATGTATGCTAGATTTGAAACGTCCAAAACCAACCAACACTTTCCCCTATGCATATCGGCTCTTTCTTTCAATCGCTATGGCGTCTTCCACATTCTGCCACGTCATGCCAGTCAGCTCCCGAACATCTTCCTCCAGGTTTTCTTGCTCGATGATCCGGATCAGCTTCTCCCGTTTCAGTTCTAGAACAGGTCCGATGCCAGTCGCTATAATCATTCCCTTGGTAGGTGTTTTCCACACCTTCTCGGCAACCAAGTAATCAACACAACTACCGACGTCATCAATGCCCACAGAAGTATATATGGGCACCTCCACCTGACGCTTCCGGCCCGTTAACCTATTCTTCTTCACGTCATATTTTACCTTGACACCCAGCTCACGTTCCTTCCCCTTGTAAGTTTTCTTCAAGGTGCCTGCTACAGAACTCCAAACCTCAACGGTAGCATAGAATCTCAACGCTCGACCACCAGCCCGTGTCTTGGTGGAGAATGTTCTCGGATTGATGTCATCACGTGTCTGACTGATAACCACCAATATGCTGCCCGACTCTTCCAACCGGCTCATCGTTCGGCGGATGGAAGTGGAGTTCATCTTGGCCTTAGACATACCATAGCTGCCCTTGGTCTCCTTGCCCTCGGCATACGCTTCTTTCCACTCGTTGAACTTATCCTCGTCATCAAAAGAGTCGAGGCAATCCATGCTGTCCAAGATGCGTATAAATGGCTTTTCTCCCTTGAAGTCATCATCAAGGTCAAAGTAGAACTCCTCGATGTACGTGGAGTTGACAATCTCAAGACGATCGGCCATCTTCTTCCCGAAAAACTTCACAACGTCCATCCGGGCACCACGTTCAGCATCATCGTATATGAGCCTGTAATTACTGAATGCCGGATTGTTTGCAGCCTCGGCCAGAATGGACATGGCGATCCAAGTCTTGCCGCTCATGGAATCTCCGACGAAATACATGTAGTCGCCAGGCTCCAACGCAGCATCGGGCTTTCCCGAAATGGCGAGGTTCAGAACAGTTGAACCAACACTTAGCATTGGTTTCTTTCTCGCCTTGAGCTTCTTCTTTTTCTTTGCCATTATTCTTCGTATGTGGTTGATGTCTACCATTGTAAAAACGGCCCTGGCAGGTATCGAACCTGCAACAAATATCCCGCGATGGTCGTTAACGCTAGCATCACGCACCACGCAGGTCATATCTCCCGGCTCCAGACCGGGCGCTGTGCCATTCAGCTACAGGGCCAAAAAGCTGAGGGCAGGAAAAAGGGGTAAAACCCACCCTCAGCCAGCTTGGGTTGGCCGATCCTCAAAGAATCTACGGCCTAGCCAACCCTTGCTTGCTTTTTACCAGTCGTCGTCCCACTCTTCCTCATCACCACCGTCCTTGGACTTGCCCTTCTTCGGCTTCTTTTTATTGGGCTTTTCTTTCTTTGGTTTACCCTTCTCACCCTTATCCTTCTTGGACTTCTTCGACTTGTCCTTCTTGGGCTTGACCTTCTTCACGTCAGCACACCCAACACCCTTGACCTCTTCTCCATCGACGTCCTCAAGGATCAAACTGGTCCCGTCCCCAGAAACACGAAGGATCACACATGTCTCCTTCTTGTAACTGACGGAGTCGCCCTCTTCGAGTCCGGCTTCCTCTGCCGTCAACTCTCCATCATCGTCGTCATCGTCGTCAAAAGGGACGTCATCATCGTCGTCATCATCGTCGTCATCGTCGTCATCGTCAAAAGGGACGTCATCATCGTCGTCATCCTCTTCCGGCTCTGGCTCCTTCTTGGGTTTCTTGCCCTTCTTCGGCTTATTCTTGGGCTCATCATTATCGTCATCGGCATCGACATCATCATCAGTGTCTTCAGCATCATCCGTTTGCAGGAACAAAGCCTTAAGCTTGTCATAAGGTGTCTCCACCAACAATTCATCCAAACAAGGCAACCCGCCACAATCCTCAGCGTCATACTGTTCCCGACGCTTCTTGAACTCAATATCGGTGGCCTCGACCCACTTCCCATGCTCCGACTGATCGAAGACAACTCGAAGAGTCAAACCATCTTCCGGATCGGCGAAGAACTCATATTCATCCTCTTCATCGCCCGACTTAATCTTCTTGTCGAGTTGCTTGCCGAACAGATGGTAGCTGAACTCCCAGATCAGCTTCTCGTCACCCTCAGAACTGAGATCAACCGGCAACCACAACTGACGTTCCTTCGGAGCCAGGTCCTTAATCATCTGTTCGTCAGAGTTTGGGTCTCTCGCCAATTCCGCCCGGTACTCGCAAACAGGGCAGGGCTTGCCAAGTGTCTTCGCAGCACACAGATGCCAGTCTTTGTTTGGCCCGACATCCCTATGCACCCAGAACGTCCGTTCGTAGTGCAGATCACCCTTGTCGGCGAATGGGTTGCCCTTGCCAACCTCATAGGACCGAAAATCCAAACGATACTTCTTCGCCTTGACATCGAAGAAGGAGTAGCCTTCGGGTGTTTGCAAGTAGTTGCTCCCTCCGCCGGTGGCGTGGTTGTCAACTCTTCTTTTGGCGGAGACACGCTCTCGCCTTTTCTGTTTCTTCTTTCCTCTTGTCGCCATCTTGTTTCTCCTGATTCTTACAATCTAAAGTGAAAATATACCGACCTCGGTACCATCCCCAGGCCGCCAGTTTTGCTGTCAACAGGATCACAAATGGATATGCAAATGCAATCACTGTTATCACAACTACCCATGTTACTACCACTACCGTATCAGTCATCGTCTTTCTTCCTTCGACCTCTTCGGCGAATGGACCTCTTCTCCACCTCATCCATGACCTCACCCTTCGCCTTGGGTTCACTGAAGTAATCTCTAGTGCTCAACTCCACAAGCTTCTCCAAGGCCTTCTTGCGATGATCCAAGGCACCCACAGCCGCCTCCAAGACTCCCAACTCTTCCCTCGCCTTGATGACAGCAGCCACAGCATCCTTCACCAACTTCTGTGATATGACCGCAGAAGCGATGATTGTCTCGGTAACTTTGGGCAGCCCATAAGCCTCGGGGTCCCGCCGGATTTCAATGTCGAACTCGGCCTTGATCACTTCGAGTCGGGCCTTGGTCTGCTCCCACACAGCCCGAGCCTCAACTGTGGCTACAGCATGCTGGTGGTAAAGCACGGGCTGTTCAACCCACTCTTCATCCAGCCGATTCTTGTCGATTTCAATTCTGAAAGGTTTCATGGCAATTCTCTTTCGCTCCAGGGCACAAAATTGTTACTTTCCTCTTCTTCTGACAATCGTTCATCAGCTATTCTGAAAAGGAACATTGCAGGCTCACCATCTTCGTCCTGTCCCACTTGGCGAGCCAGTTCTATCATATCATCTCTGGTCATTGCTTTCATGTCTTTCCTCCTAACCCTATTATACCCAACCAAAGGCAGTCACACCGACTCCGATGAACCTAATGATGAATAACTACTGCAAGACGACGAAAAATTACCGGACCAATGCCAGTCGTTCTCATACAGTGTTTGAAAATCATCCTCATCCAGAGACACAAAACCTTCTGCTGATGCCTCAACCATAACGATCGCCCTGTCATAATCCAAATCATGGCTAACAGGACAACCATGCGGCAACTTCAAGCTTCGCAATTTTGATTTGCATTGACATCTTCTTTCCTCCTGATTCTATTATACCCAATGATTACTCATGCAACTTGAACGGACTGACGATGATAAGCGGCTCAACGTAGACTGGGCGAAACTCCTCGGCCTTCTCATCGTAAAGCATAATCCAGGTAGCACTGAGACCACTGGGCATGAACAACCCGTTGGGATCGGCCTGCGGTATCGTTTGTACGCGACTGGAATCGTGATACAAACCAATATCCAAAGCCCCTTCAGAATCGACCAACTTTTCAGGATTGGTAAACTGCACCGAATAGGGCAAACCATAACCCAAACACTTTCCGAGGTACTGACCAACTTGACCATTTATCTGATTCACCAGATATGCATGGCACACAAAATCTTCTCTGTCACGCAACTCGAAGATCATCTTGGCCAACTTCCGTTCCTGGAAATTCTTGATGGCGGGCATCCCGACTTGTTTTTGGGCTTCACCCATAGACTTCTTGGTTGCCTCCCGCTGGATCGCATCAGCGTCATTGGTACTGTCGGCTTGCTCACAACCAGAAACAACAACTACAGCACAAAGCAACGCAATCACAAATAGAGTTTTCATCGCTCTTCTCCGTATTTACATTGACGTACAAAATCCTGTAACTCAGGTGACAAACGGTCATCCTGATAATCCGCAAAAGCAGTACGCACAGCGGACTCAATGGCTTTCACCGTTGCTGTGTCATCTTTACCCTTGGCCTTGGCATGTTCAAACCGGTACTTAACCAACTCTTGTTCCTTGGCTTCGTTGTATGACTTAGTATTCTCGAAGACCTCTCGTTGGATGTTCTGCTCACGGGGAGCAAACCATGCCTCAACCTTCATGTTGACCCACCGCCCGCCAAGACCCAAAGCTCCCAGCACGACAACAAGCACAACCAAACCAAACAACCCAGCCACTGCAATACCTACGATTTTCATCTGACTCTCCTTTTCCTTGCCCTTATTATACCATTCTCATCCATTCACAACTTCGAAACAGGCTGTAATGAGTCCTGCACGTTTTGAGTCGTAGAAATTGTCCTGAAACGCCGCGAAGATCTGAACTGCCCTGCCCCGATTGCTTCCCAAAGCAACGCTGCTCATGTATGATATGACCATCCACCGTATACTTTCAGCTTGGCCGTTCAAATCTTCAATTCCCTTGAGCACTTCAGTCACTTGGGTCCATCTGGCATTGGTTTTCATCAGCACCCGACAAAGTTCGATTGCCTCTGTCTCGGCCACGGAACCCTTCACCGCGTCCAACTGCTCATCCTCACTTAGACCAATCACCTGATTGAGTACCACCAAGGCCT